AGCCGTTTTTGCTCAACCAGTCGCGTGTTTCCTTGTTGAGCGGGGCGGGGCAGAGTTCATCGCGGCCTGGCTCTGGCTGTGGCTCTGGGCGATTGGGGGTGTCACCCTCCCAGTCCCGCCAGAACACCTGCACATCGTGTTTGTAACGGTGCACTTAGTCTGAGACGATTTTTCGCTTATTCTGGGACTTTTTTGCACTTGGCGTGGGACTTTGTGCGGGGTTTTAGCGCCCGATTGTCGGGCGCACTGTACGATCGAGGAGGCCAAAGGGCTGCCCCCATTCTGGAGATAGTTGGAGATCGGTAACTATCCGGCCCTGCCGGATAGTTGCCTACTGTCCAACACTCATGCCACCACCCGCACCTCGATCCTCGTCACGGCCTGCCCATCGCGGATGACGTGCTCGACGGTCTGCACGACGCCGGAGACGGGGGCGCCGTCGATGGTGAGATCCACCCTGTCGCCGATACGGATAGAGGTGTCGATGGGGAGATGGGCCGTAGCGGTGGGGGCCGTCGATGCGGCCAGGGCCTCGGATGCATAGGACGCCCACATGGACTGCGGGGCATCTGCCAGGAGCGGCTCGGTGAGGTCCTGCCATGGCGACTGCCCCACAGACACGCGCCAGGGCGGCGCAGACGAGGAGATAGACACCCGATGCATAGCTAGCCCTCCACTGCGCCGGACACCAGCAGCATGACATACTCAGCCCCTGATGTCGGGATGACGCGATAGCAGTCGGCCTGGGCCGTCCACTCCAGCTTGACCACACACCACCCGCCTTGGTCGGCAGTGGCCCGGACCAAGCGCACGCTGCGCAGGGTGCCGTCGGCATACTCTCCGCCGACCTGGATGGACCACGCCCCGTAGTCCACGGTCATGGTGGGCAGGCTCCTGGCTGGCGTATCGAGCTGGACCTCGATCTCGGTCTGACCAGGCTGGGCATATTCCACCACTTCCCGGCTGTGTGTGGTGCTGGCCTGGCCCACGGCAGACACGGTGCCATGCACGGCCTCGATGGTCACCGAGGAGAGCCCGGCACGCCAGACCAAAAACCCCGGGGCCATAGATGCCGGGGCATCCCGGTAAAACTGCGTGCGCCCGGCATTGAGCCCGTCCGGGCGGTCGTCCACCTGGGCGGAGAGGTGGCCCCGGGCCTCATCAGCCGCCCCAGGCTGCTCCAGCTCCACCACGACAGATGCGGTGATACGGTCAGGCATCGATATCCTCCACGAGCACGTGCGCCGCATGCGCCCCAGGCGGCAGGGTCACCGGCAGGGCGATGCGGGCCGTGGTATAGATGATGGTCACAGGCAGATGCGTCGGGGTGCTGGTCCACACGGCTGTCTGCCCTGGCCAGTAGCCGACCTGTACAGGGGACCCATCCCCAGCACGGGCCTGGCGGATGGACGAGATGGGCGCGCTCACCTGGGCCACGCCATCGATGAGGCCCACGGTCTCGATGATCTCCTGGTCCTCCCAGACTGGCGTTCCAGCCTGGCCGATCTCCACCACCAGGTCCACAGCGCGGCGCGGCGAGAGGGATACATAGACCGTCCTGGCATATCCATCGCCCTCGGCCGTGAGGCTGTCTGAGATGCCCCAGGAGCTCACGCGCACGCCCTGGACGGCAGATGATATGCCCCCGCCGTCTAGCGTGGCCTCCAGGCATGTTGGAGCTTGTCTGGCGGGCATCTCTCGCGGCTGCACCATAAGCACTCCGCTGGGCAGACACAGGAGCCGCCCAGAGATGGAGGCGATGCGGGCCGCAGCATCCAGGCAGGAGAGTCCCACCAGGCTGTCGATGGCTGGAGGGGCCAGGTCGTAGTCCTCCACGCCCCACGCCAGCGGCCACGGGGCACAGAGCGCAGCGCACACGTCGCTGGCCCTGCCGTTATGCAGGAGCCGACTCTCTGCCGGGATGGCAGCCAGCTCCACGGCCGAGGCCGACTGCGCCCGCACTATCCAGCCTCCATCCACTGGCGACATGCGCGAGGCCGACACGTCCACCACCCGCAGCATCCAGGACGTCGTCCCGATGTGCAGGATCACATCCTCGCCGATGTCTGGCGGGGCCATGGCCGTGGTCACTGACGCCATCCATGCCGGGGACGTGGACGCCTGGGTGATCTCCACGTCCAGGAGCGACCACGTGGTGACGCCGTCGGTCATGGTGGCCGCTGGCACGGTGTAGTCCACGGCACCCAGGAGGGCGTAGTAGATGGGTAGCGCCGCCTGGGCGGGCATGTCGTATCCCCAGGACGTCGGCAGTGACGAGACTGAGGCCGCAGCCGCTCCCCACTCCATCATCAGGGCCTTGGCGGCTGGCTCTGTGGATGCCCACTGCATGGCCAGAGCCCGGCTGGCTGCCAGGGCCGCTCCCCATGTCACCGGCAGGGGCCTCTGCGCCTGCAGGGCACAGGCCCAGGAGAGGGCAAGGGTAGATGGAGCCATGGCATGGCCCCAAGATATTTCCAGGCGGGGCGCGTCAACAAACCGCCCACAAAGATCCCCAATGGTAACAGACCCAATTTTGCACTGGTTTAGAAGGCCCATGCTCTATACCGCGCTCTATACAGCCAGCAAAAACCCACGCAGCACAACTTTTGCCTGCCCAGACCCAGAGCAAACCGTTGGCACGTCCACATATATAGACTCCACGCCGACAGATCCGATCGGTGCGAACACAACGCGCTGATATTGTTGGGTTACGTCAAAATCGCTTGGGGGGAGGATAGATGTTTTGTCGGTTGAGCTGGTCCCCACCGATATTTTAGGCACACCAGTCCATGGATATTGCGAAATCTTGATTGCCTCAATGCTTGTCACGAAAAATCGCAGTCCAGGAGGAAGCTGAATAAACTCACTTCCAGCCGGAGAAACAAGCGACAGCGGCTTGGTAACGAGTACGATTTGCGGCGCAGTCCTGTGCCGAATAACGTAATCATTGGAGCTTCTTGGGGCTGGGTCTGTTGAAATATTTGGCAGTGCAAACAGGGCGCGCACGTCGGCAACACAGTAAGTGCCCGGGCTTGCCCCATCTCCAATGGCGATAGCATGCGCCCAATTATTTGGATTGCCGCTCCCAATCGATATGCCATATTCCCCTTGCGCCTCTGACAGGCATCCGATGGCGATGCTGTAGTTGTAGGTTACCGCTGACCGGCCGATCGCGATGCCATCATACCCATATGCGTTCGCTGCCACGCCTATGCTGACGTCGCGCGATCCGGAGCTGTTTGCGCCGTTGCCGATCGCAACGCTATCATCATAGGAGTATGCGTCCAGGCCAACGCTTATGCACCGCTGTGAGGACGCGTTTGCGTTTTTTCCGATGCCGACACTCCCCTCCCCATCCCCTCTTGCACCATCGCCGATGGCTATAGATCCGTTTTGCGCCGTTTGGCACCCTTTGCCAATAGCGACAGTTCCGCTGCCGTTTGCATCAGCATCGCCAATCCCAATGCTCTCGCCGTCAGCATACGAGTTTTTGCCTATGGCAATACCTTTAGCCGACGCATACGCGCCCTTGCCTATAGCTACGCTGTCGCTCTCAGCCCAACACCCTTCTCCGACTGCCACATAATCTATTGCGCCTTCCGGCCCAGACGTCGGGATGTGATAACTCACGTCGATAGATCCGCTCGCGGGGCTGACGTTTGATAGACGATAGAGCAGCTCGGCACATACGCGCATATGCAGGTCGGTGCCTTCTGGTATCGTCTGACCTGTCCAGGCGGCTGTTAGTCCAATGGTTGCCAATCCATCAGTCCAATCTTGCATCCTTGCACAGCTCAAGACTGGCGACCCTGGGATGTCGGCAGTAAGGTAGAAAGGGGCCTGCAAGACACTATATGAGTCTATGGACGATCCAGACACAACTATCGTTTCTGCACCCGGCTCCAGGTTCCCAACAAGCCGCACCGAAAACATATTGAGCATTCCGGCTTTCATCTTTGCTTGCTCCTATAAATCGGCGACAAAAATCTCTCGCACTTCGTCTGTTATTGGGCAGTATGCGTGGGTTGAATATAGCTTTATGTAGAAGTGTGGGCCATCATAAAGAGGAGGCGTGTTTGTTATCCCATACTGCTTGATCAGAATAACGCCATTAGCCAATGATGACCCGTCTACAAAATAAGCAGTCCCGGCAGTATGCGGCACGCTGGCAACTTCTCTCCACCGCCACCAATCCCTGCCCCTTTTTAGGATGCCAATGCGAAATGGATATTGCACCCTGAAAACCCTCGAGGACCATCCGTAGGGGACCCCTGGCCCTTGATATTCTTGGTAATAGCTCAATGTTGTGCCAATAGTATACTTCCCTAGCCCAAGCAGCACCGGATTATATGATCCATAATAGTTTACGGTAACATCTGCGTAAGGATAATATCCAACAACATAAAAACTTTGATATGAGTAGAGAGTGTTGCGGTTTAGGTCTGTGAAAATACCTTCCCAAAACCTGTGCATAACGTTTCTTACAAAATCAACGCATACCCGGCCGTCTGCGTTGATATAAATGTTGTATTCTTTTGCCTCATTATATGTGCTGTCATATCCCGGGCCTGTTATCATGGCGATGGTCCCAAGCGGAACTATCGCTATGTCTCCAATAATATGCGGGCGAAGGTGTCCAAATGGGTTTGGCTCCTCGAAAGAAAGCCATGCGCTATATGGGACTTCGTGCAAATAGGTTGCAACCGGCACTATGCTACAAACTCCATCACTATCTGTTTTTTGTTGTTTGGATTGATCTCGTCTGCATACTCAAACGTCATCTTTGTCACGCGGACGTATCTTATGCTTCCACAGTCTGTGTCCTGGATATCGACCGTTGTCTCCCTGCTCACCTCTGTAAGCAGCGACGGCAGTGTCGCTGCTCCGCTCTGCTGCTCAGGCTCGTCATCGATGCGCCGAATGCTGCGCTGGGCTGACGCCTTGTGCTCCCGCCACCGGTCGGCGGTGATGATGTCCTGGATGTGCGGCCGCAGCTCATCGCGCACCAGGATGACCAACGGGTGGCGGTTGAGCTGGGTGTAGTCGATCTTGTACCACAGCGGCACCGAGCGGCACAGCTCTGGCCGCGGCGAGGTGTAGTTGACGATGTCGCCGTCGATCATGTCCTTGATGGCGCCTTCGATGAGGCCGCTTTCCCACCCCTGCGGAAAATACTCGTACTCAATACGGAGCTCGTGCACCCTGCGGCCGTAGCGCACCAGCATGGTGCCATACGTCGGCCGGTCAGCCACCCACACCCCTGGCTCCATCTCCCGCACGTCTGTGGCTGTACCGTCTGCACCGCGCATGTCGGTGCTATAGAGGACCGTCACCGCCCCGTCGGGCTTGGCCTGGGTGGTGCGGCTGGTCTCGCCCCGCCACTCGATGCGCTCCATGGGCACGGTCTCGGCATAGGTGGAGCGGATGCACGGCACGTAGCGCTGGGCCGCATAGCTCTCCCAGGGTGAGCCCTCGATGCGCACCCCAGATGCCCCACCGGTCACCTCTGGGGAATCGATGAGCACATCATAGGGGCCGTCACCATAGATGCGCACCACCAGCAACCCCGGCTCGTCGGGCGTGTAGATGGGCCAGTCCGGGCCGGAGGAGTAGGGTGCATTCTTTTTTTCGAGGAGTGCCCGCCACCAGTTGATCCGCGGCTGCGGATTGCGGCTCTGGCTCTCGTCGATCTCCCAGCGGATAGATGCATCCCAGAGGCTGCCTGTGGCCTCGCTCCGGGCTGATGCGTGCTGGTAGCTGGCAGGCATGGCTAGGCGCTCTCGCAGGTCACCATGAGATAGCCAGCGCTCTGGGCAAAGGCCGCAGCTCCAGGCGGTACCTGGCGGATGACCCACACCGGCACAGCCGCGGCCATGGTGCGCAAGACCACGGTATCGCCCGAGGCGATGGTCCCACCAAAGGCCCCGGCCTGGATCTTGAGCCCGGCGGCCACCCCTGTGCCCACATAGTCTGCGCCCACCGTACCGGCACCCGCAGCCCCAAGGGCCTCTCCTGTCACCGTGTAGTCCGTGGCCGAGGTAAAGGACACCGTCCAGGTGTCCTCGGCGATGGATGTGGTGGCAAGTGAGATCTTGCCCAGGTCCACGGTCACGCCAGACGAGGCGCTTACCTGCTCCACGCTGGGCTCGGCCGTGGCCACAGACATGCAGGCCGACACCCGGGACCCGCTGGCATAGGCGAGCTGAAGGGGCTGGGATGTGGTGATGGTTACTGCGCTGCCTGAGCGGGTCACTGAGGCGATGGTGGCAAACTCCTCAGCGCCCGTGGCATCCGTCGGAGAGGCCTTGGCGCTCACGCAAATGACGTCGCCTGCCACAAATCCTATGGCCGTGTAGTCCGACTCGGCCGCCACCTGGAGGGTGGACGCGCCGGCCGGCACGCCAGCAGACAAGACTCCTGCCCCATAGATGCGCTGGGCATCGGTCTCGCTCCATGCCTCGCCCACGCGGTCCGTGCCCACAGGGCGCAGCACCAGGGCGTCCCCGGCAGAGGTCGGGGTGGCATAGATGCGGATCTGGTGGGCCACAGAGCCGTCCGCAGAGGCAAAGTGGACCCACACCTTGCGGCCGATCTTGTGCCCGCTGGCCCGCTGAGAGCTGGTGACGTCGGGGAAAAGGGCGTTTTTGACGGCCTGGATGGTGGACCCAGATATGCCGCCGGTCCCGTCGAGGTTGCGCGAAGGCCGATAGACGATGTCTGCAGTATAGATGGGCATCTAGTCCTCCCGTATGAGTGCGATGGTCCCGGTGCACCACTGCGCACCAGGATAGAGCGGCGAGAGCTGGACTGCCGGGCCAGATGAGTGGTCCCAGCGCACCGGGATGGCGGCACCCAGCCACTCCAGGGTCGTGCTCGTCGTGGTCTGGGAGAGGAGCACCAGGGCCTCGGCATCCTCGGCGCGGACCCAGCCATAGTCGTCCCCAGCCCGCAGCACGATCTGCCGCAGGGCCGGGCCGGAAAAGGTCACCAGCGAGCCGTCCAGGGCCACCCGGTGCACCGTGGACACGCCCGCCGACTGATAGGCGGTCTCCATCTCGATGGAGTCCATGAGGGTAATGCCTGCAAGTCTCTTCATGCTACACCCCCGCGGCTGTGAGCAGGCGCACGAGCCGCCGCGCCTCATCTCTGGTGGTGCTCACCCTGGCCGCCTGGCCCCGCGGCCCCTGGATGGTCAGGCGGATCTCGCGCTGTGGCCCCTGCTGGATGGTCTGGTGGCTGTGGAGCTCCAAGCGGCCGCGGTTGAGGGCCTCCAAGAGGCCGACGCCGTACTTGCGCACCGCTGCGGCCCGCACCACATACTCCCCGGCCGAGAGCATGGCCGGGATGGAGTCCGACGTGCTGGTGCCAGGTCCAGACACCCGGCCGACGATGCGCCGCCATGCCTGGCCACCGGCAGCCAGTCGCTGCACCAGCCCGCCCATGGCCCGCCGCTGTACCTCGCGCACGTAGATGGTGTGGGTGCTGGAGGTGTCCTTGCCGTCCAGGGAGAGGATCCGGTCCAGGACCTCCTTGGCGTTGTCCAAGATGGTGTGCTCGCTCTGGGTGGGCTGCTCCACTTGGGCTCGCATCTGCTCGATGGATGCCGCGAGCTTTTCCCCGTCCAGCTCGGCCGGGATCTGGAGCCCGGCTGCCTCGAGGGCCTGCTGGACTGCCGGGATGTCGTCCTGCACCCGGTCGGTGGCGATGCGGGCCTGCATCTGGAGCTGTTGATTTTCTGGGTCGCTACGCAGCTCGGCAATGGCCTCTTGGGCGGCTTTAGTGTCCGCCTCCAGCTGGACCACTACCTTCTGCGCCGCGGCCAGCTGCTTGAGCCGCTCGATGCTGGCCTTGGCTGCAGCGTCGTCCGCATCCAGCTTGACGGCGATGGCCTGGGCCTGCTGGCCTGCGAGGCCCTCGATGGCCTGGCGGATCTGCTGCAGACGGCTCATGGGCTCTTGGAGGGCCTGGGCGGCAGCAGCAGCCTGCTGCTGCATGGTCTGGCCAAAGGCCCCGATGGCCTGGTCGGCGATCTGCCCGGCCCGGGCGATCTGGCCCATGGCGGTCTGGGCAGCCTGGGCCTCGGAGATGATGGTCTGGGTGACCGTGCGGCCACCCTGCTCCACCGTTTGGGTGACGGCCCTAGCGTTGGACTCGGCCAAGCGCATGGCGTCCTCGGCGAGCCTGCGGGCTTGGTCAAAATTGCCTGCGGCCCGGGCCATGTCGGCCTGGGCGAGCTTCTCCTCAATCTGCCGCACCCGGTCGGCATAGGCCTCGGCCTCGCTCATGGTACGCTGCTGCAGGGCCCGGATGCGATCCTGGACGCTCATGCGCAAAAGCGCCCGGTCCTCCTCGGCGCGCTTGGCGGCCTCGGTAAAGCGCCGCTCCTCGGCGATGAGCCTATCCACTGTGGCCCGGTAGGCGGCCTCCTGCTGCTGGTAGATGGCCATCTTGGCCTGCAGGGCCTCGGCCTCCAGGGCTGTAGTATCCATGCCAGCAGCCCGGGCGATCTCGATAGCCTGGCCGTAGGTCCGCTGCCAGGTCTCCTCCATCTGCCGCCCAGCCTGGGCCACGGCATCCACCTTGGCCTGCTCGGCCCGGCGGGTCTCTTCGGCCAGTGCCGCGATGGCGTCCCGCTGGGAGAGGCTGGAGGCCTCGATGATAGCCTGCTGGAGGGAGGACTGGAGCTCAATGGCCTGCTGCCTGCGGGCCAGGTCGGCGATGATGCTGTCGGTGGCTGCCTTATAGTCGGCCTTGAGTGCATCGATGGGCGCAGCGGCCTCCTCCATGCTGGCCTGGATCTGGGTCTTGGCCGCCTTGGCCGCCTCTCCGACACCGCGCAGCGCACCCGACACCTCCGAGAGGGCCTGGCGCTTGGCTGCCAGCGGGTCATCACTGTCCGAGGAGAGGAGATGCCAGGCATCCCAGAGCAGGGACAGACCCGTCACCACAAGCCCGATGGGACCCAGGAGCCCACCCATGGCGGTCCGCAGCGCGGCAAAGGATAGCGTCCCCATGCGCACGGCCGTGGCCAGGGCACTGGCTGCTCCAGATACCATCTGCAGCACGCCCTTGAGCCGCCCGCCCACCACGAGGATCAGGCCCCAGAGCATCTGCAGCGGCCGCCAGGCAGCGGCCAAGAGGGCTCCGAAAGCGACCAGGCGGGAGAGGGCCGGGAAGGTCGTCGCCAGGGCATCAATGGCCTGCGCCACTGCCGATAGGGCCACGGCTGCGGCGCGGATAAAAGGCAAAAAGAACCGCCCCACGGCCTCGCCCGCATTGCGCCAGGCTGCGCCTAGGCGGTTTATCTCTGCCTGGGTAGTGCCCAGCTTGAGGCTGGTAAGGTCCCGCAGGGATCGCACCAGCTCCTCGTTGCTCTTGCCTGCATGGCGCAGGGCCTCGGCCAGCTTGTCGGCATCCGAGGCCAGCTTGGCGATATTCTCGGTGTCCAGGCCCTCCTGGAAGATATCCCGCAGCACCCGCATGCGCTCCGGCGCGGTCATCTGGCTGAGGGCCGAGAGAAACTGCATGAGCGCCGCCTTGGCGTCTGTGGCCATGGCCCGGGCAAAGGCCTTGGTGTCGCCCACCACCGACCGCAGGGCCTTGCCTGCCTCGCCGGCGTCGCTGGTGGCCAGGCGCAGACGGCCCAGCATGGTGCGCATGGCTGTGCCAGCTTGCTCGGCGGATGCGCCCAGGGAAATAAAAGTTGTGGCAAGCGCAGCCGTCTCCTTGGCAGTGAGGCCAAACTGCCGCCCTGACGCCCCCCCTAGCTTGAGGGCCTCGACGATCTCGCGTTCCGAGGCTGCGGCATTGTCAGCTAGCTCGTTGATAGCCCCGGCGAAGGCCTCCATGTCCTGAACGCCTAGGCCGAGGACGTTCTTGAGCTTGGCCATGGCCTGGCCGGCCTCCTCGGGCATCATGTCCCATGCCATGGCAGCCTGGGCCACGACCCGGGTAAAGGCTAGGAGCTCATCCTTGGCCACGCCTGTCTTGGCTGCTGACGTGGCCAGGCCCACCACTGCGGTGGAGGACATGCCCAGACTCTGGGCGAGGTCCTGCAGCTCCTCACCCATGGCTGCAGCATCATCGCGGCTGAGGTTTGCGGCCCGCTGGAGGTCCACCAGGGCATCCTCAAAGACGACTGCCTCCCGCGCAGCCAGGCCAAAGGCGGCTGTGCCTGCCACGAGGCGGACGATGCTGCCTTGCACTGCCTGGATTGCCGCAGAGATGCCCGAGATGCGCCCCTGGAGCTCCGCGATGCGGGCCTGCATGGCTATCCAGGCAGCGCCGAGCTCCTGGGCCGATGCCTTGCCCGAGTCCCGCAGCCGGGCAAAGGCAGCCTGCACCCGCTGGATCTCCCGCTGCCCGGACCGCAGCGACCGCACGCCCAGGATGTCGCGGGCAGCATCGAGCTTGGATGCTGCCTTGAGCCGCTCCAGGCGGCTGCCCAGCTCCTCGATGTCCTGGGCTGCCCCGGCTGCGGCAGGCTCGATCTTGCGCAGCTCCTCGGTGATGGACGCGATGCCGCGCTTGGCCGCAGCAGTGTCGGCCACGATCTTGATGGCGATTTTATTTTCCACCGCGCACCTCCCGCACGACGCGCTCCCAATCCTCCTGGGATGCATGGGCCAGCCGCATGGCCGCGGCCATGTCTATCCACCTAGCCCGGCGCTCCTCGAGCACGCAGTCCCAAAAGTCTCTAGCATCCGTCCATGGCATGTCCATCACTGCCTCGTAGCTATAGCCTGCCATGACCAGCCCGGTCACCCAGCGGTGCCACCATCGATGGCTGCGGTCACCCTCCGCGCCGCGTCCTGGATCCGCGGCAGGATGGACCGGACGAAAAAATCGACATTGGCCTCCACCACCTGAGCCGCCAGGTCGATGAGCACGTCTGGGGTCTGCTCCTCCAGCCATGCCCGGTCCACCCCAGCCCCGATGGCCGTGACGGTGATCAGGGCGTCGGCATGGTGCATCAGAGCAGACCGCAGATCTCCTGCGGCAATGGCCGCAACTAGCGGCTCGCAGGCCCGCAAAAACGCGGGGAGGTCGCGGACTTTGACCGGAGAAATTATATCTGCCACCATTATGTCCTCCGTCAAACCAGCACATACAAAACATATAGTGACGCGCCGTAGGACCATCCTGTCCTGGCGAGTCCAAAAAACGCCGCCACGAAGTTTGCGTTGTCATTGTCTGCGTTGCACCTGACGCCGCTGCTCGTATATGTGCCTAAGGCACAACCGATATTTGCCACATTGTATAGTGTCCGAGTGCCGCCAGGCTGGATAATGCCAGTTGAGGACGACTGCGTGCTGGAAGCGTTACGCCGCCAGCACAAAAACTCGGTCTCGCTACCAGAGTACCAGCGCCGTATCAAGATGCCACGTGTTTGGTGCGCCGCAAACTCAAAATACGCCATCTCCGTCGATGCACACACTAGCCTTCCGGGGATGGTCCTCTGTCTTTGGATTTGAGTGGGAGTGGCTTGCAGCGCGGCAAGGGCTATGTCAGAGTTCCACACCGCCAGCCTTGCCGTCCCAGACAGCAGCACGGCATCGGCCATCTCGTTATATGTCCACATCTTCGCCGCAGCGAGAGATGAGCTGCATATATCCGTCATGGCAGTACTGCTCGCGGCAAGCTCGCTGCTGGCCGTGCTGCTCTGCATGGCGATGTCCATGGGGATGGCGTTGGCGATCATCGCCTGCATGGCAGTTGTCGAGCCTGCTATCTGCTGCATCGCCACAGACGACTGGGCGGCCACCGCCATAGCAGTGGGAGAGCCGAGAAATGCGAGCATGGACTGCGGGTTGCTCAAGACGGCCTGCATAGCTGCAGCTGAGGACGTGATGCTGGCCACGGCATCATCATGAGATAGCCACGCACGCCTGGGGACCGCCATATCCATGAGGTCTGCCATGGCCTCACTATCCCCCACGACCACGGGCCTTGCCACAGAGCTGGCCGCAAATGCCTGCACCGCTACAGCGCTGCCAAGCGTGTCCTGCCTCCTTAGGTCGTCGTCGAGGAGATACTGGACTGCCGCAGCGCTGCCGGAGATGGCTATCATAGCCCGCCAGCTTTGCAGAATCACTGGTAGGGCCACGCTGGACCCAAGCATGGCCTGCCATGCTGCCTGTACGGCCAGCAGGTCGGCCATGGCCTCTGAACTGCTCGCGATAGCCTGGGCCGCTGTCGCCGACCCAGACACGATAGACATAGCCGTGGCAGACCCAAAAATAGCAGCCCGGATCTGTGGGCTGCCAAAGTACGCCTCTGCCACCGGCTGGCTGCCGACGCTAGTCTGGAAGGCCAGGGCGTTGTCTCCCTCGCCCAGCCATGTCTCCAGGTCCGCAGCAGTAGGATGCGAGGCCAAAAACTCCAGCACCTCTGCCCGTGGGAGCACGAGCTGGAGGTGCCTCGCTGTCTGCTGGGATGTCCCCAGGAGTGATGCTATCAGTGCATCCATCCGTCCTCCTCTAGGCCACGGTGTATCCGGTCATGCGGCCAGTGCTATCGTATGCGTAGGAGATGGTCTGGGTGCTCCCCGCGTATGCGATGGTGCACACAGCCACCCGCCCTTGGGCATCGTACTGCAGCGAGGTCGTCCTGGTGCCGCCGGATAGCGTCTCGGCGACAGACTGGATCCGACCCGCGGCGTCGTAGGTCATAGATGCCGCAGAGGGGATCTCCTCGCCGCCGCCCCCACCGCTGGCCTCGATAGGCAGCGTGTCGGCCGATCGCAGCTCCTCGATGCGCCCGCCGTAGAGGCAGAGAGGTCTTTTGATCGCCATCGCCAGTTCCTACGCCAGGATGATGCCGTCCTCGATCTCGGTGGAGATGCTGGTAGCCGACACTGCCACGCCGAGCATCTGCACCACCTGGCCACTGCCAGACGGAGGGGTCTCAGTGGTGGCGCCAGGAGTCGTGGCCGAGAGATACTGGCGTGCACCAGGCGTCTTGCCGCTCACGGCAGTGTTCTGCCCCTCGAAATACACCGTAGCCTGGCTGCCGCTCGTCACAGCCGAAAGCACAAAGCCCACGGCCTCTTTACCACTCGTCGATGCATCAGCTTTGCGGACTTTTGGCGTACCGGCGTCGGACCAGATGTTGACGAAATCCCCAGCGGACAGGCTCTCTGATGCCGTGATGGTGGCTGTATCCGCGCCGATACCTACAGGCAGGATGCTGTTGTCCAGTCGGCCGGTGGCATCTAAAGCAACAATTTTGCCGTCATCCGCCGCCCCTGAGCTGGTAACGGTGGCCTGCACCTCCTGCAGGCGGCCATTAATTAATGCGAGATATTTTTTCGCGGGCATGTGTGTATCCTCCTACTGCATGATGGCCTGATGGCCAGTAATGATGATACGGGACTGGGCCACGGCCAGGGCGATGATCTGCACCCACCCTGTGCTTGGCGGTGCCTGGGTCAGCAGACCTCCAGGACCGACAAAGATGGGCAGGCCAGGCGTCCACGACCATGACGGCTCGGTCATCTCTCCGGCGGCCTGGATGGTCGCAGTCTGTCCGGCTAAAGCGGCTCCGGTAGTGATGCCAAGGACGGCATCCTGGTGCTCTGGCGTGTCTGGCTGAGCATAGGCAGCTCCGGTGGCTGTCGCTACCACCGCACGATGGCCAGAGAGGTCGTGCGCGGCAGGGAGCGTCACCGTCTGGAGGGCCACGCCAGGAGGGCCAGGCGGGCCTTGTATCCCTGGGATGCCCACCTCCACCACTGGCTGGGGCTGGATGATAGTGACCACCTCAGTCATGGGTCATGTCCTCCATGACAACGAGGCTCTGCTGCTCAATAGTTTGCACATCACCGCCAGGCCACGTCACCTCTAGGTCCCAGCGGTAGGTCCCTGGGGGGACGGTCATGGCGGATGCTGGCATGATGAGTGAGATGCGCCCCTCTGCCGGGGATATGGTGATGCGGCCGTCGGCAGTGGACGCCTCGGCCACCTTAGCCCCAGATCCATCCCGTACATGCAGGCGCGCCGTGGCTCCAGAGAGGTCCACGGCGCTTCCAGTGTCGTCTCTCAGCACCCAGCTCCTCCGCCAGGTGTCTCCGCGGAAGTGCCTTACGGCCGTGCCCACGGCGGCCCCCCTTACGCCGCCATAAGCTGGCGGAAGTATTTAGAGCCGGAGGTGATGGTGCCGTCCATGAGGATGGATCCCTCGAGCTCAAAGCTCGCCGCCTCTTCGCCCGTGATCAGGCTGTACTCCTTGGCCGGATCGATCACGAAGCGCGGCACCTCGATGATCACGGGGGTGTTGCCGCCCAGAGTGTTCAGCCCCTCGAAGCGCAGGAAGCGCTCTGGCGCGGCCTGGGTGAGGGCGTCCACGCGCACCTGGGCGGCGTAGCTGTAGTCGATCGCCAGCGCATCGCCATCGGTGAGGCCAGACGTCGCGAGCGTGCCGGAGTCGCCATTGAACATGATGGAACCGGCATCGGCGTTCACCTTGTAGTCCCAGCTGCCGCTGCCGGTGTATTCAACCAGCGTGGTCGCGCCCTTGGTCACCACCACGGACGACACATTGACGTGGCCAAGGGGCATCACCGCGCCGCCGAAGAACTTGCTGGCCATGCCGGTGATGCTGCCAGCAGGCACCAGCACGCCATCGCCGCGTAGCGCCAGGGCCAAATTTTCCCGGCTGTAGTGCTCGATGGTCATCGAAAGGGATGCCTTGGTCTCGGTGATGAGGCGGAAGTCCACCGCCCGCTGGCCGGTCTGCGACTCCTTATGCTCTACGCTGGCGGTATCGATGGATATCTTGAGCGAGGAGACGTTGCCGATGGGTTTGAGCCCCAGAGGGCGGCCGGTAATGGGGTCACGCTCACCCATGAGCACGACGCCCTGGCCCGAGTAGTAAACCGATTGAATATCCCAAGTTGCCATGTCAGTCCTCCGTGATGGTGATGTCGAACACGAGCCGCGCCGCGACCTTCAGGTCATCGACACGCTCCTCAATGGAGGCGAGCCACAGGCGGGCGCGCTGGCGGCCGTCCGTGACCTCGAACGGGGCGATCAACGCGCCGGCCACCGCATCGGTGGGGAGCGCCTCGGGGGTCTCGGCCAGCAGCCACACCTCAACCTGGCCCTCGATGCGGGTGTCGCGGCGTGGCATGGCAAGCCTGGGGTAGAGCACCGTCAGGCGCTCGCGGCCCCACAGGTCGCCGACGAGGCCAGGCGCTGCCTGCTCCACGCGCTGGCGGATCGCCGTCTCCATGGCCCGCCGCAGGCTCACAGCAGCCTCCCCATGACGATGGACACTGCGGCCGCGATCACCGACGCCGCAATGCCCGCCACCCAGCCGGCCACCGCCCGCACCCGCTCCAGGTCCGTGATCCGCACATCAAAGTCGTCACAGCGCTCGTCCAGGCCGTCCAGTCGCTCATGGGTCTGGGTCACGGCATCCCGCATGGCCGTCTGCTGCTCCTCAATGCGCACCAGCCGCACCACCGCATCCCGCATGTCCGCAATGTCCCGGCACTGGGCATCCAAGATCGTCTCGATCCGGGACAGCCGCGCCGCCACTTCCGCGCAATCGAACTCCTGTGTTTGAATCATTCAAACCCCGTTTGAATTGGCTTCTGTGCCCCGCAAAAGGCCTTCCCCATGTCTCACTATAGTGCCGCCACAAAAACGCCTCTGGCGGCCTCTGAGAGCGTCAGACGCGCCAGACACCCGTCTGCCTGCCGCCGGCAATGGGCGGCAAAGCCTTCCGCCTCCGCCGGGGTCAGAAACCGCCACTCCACCTGTCCTTCCAGCCTCCCGACCTTGGCCGCGCCGGCGAGCGCAAAGGTGTGCAGCACCGGCGCGCTGGAGGCCGCCGCCAGCCACGCCACTGCGTCCATGGCCTCCGGGTGCCCCAGGAGCGCTGCCGGCACGCGTGCCGCGATCTCGCGGCGCGCCAGATCCAGATGCGCCTCCAGCAGCACCTCCGGCACCTCCGCCGGCCAGCCGGTCAGCTCCCGTACGCGTTCGGGCGTCATGGATGCCCCCCGTTGGGGCACGGCATGCCGCGCCCTACCAAATTAGTAGCCATACACGCAGGCCTGTTTGACCGCGATCTCAAAGTCCACGGCAAAGTCGAACACCCACCGCAGCGCCCGGGCATCGTCGTCCCAGCGCCGCTTCTGCCAGATATCGGTGGAGATGCCGAAGATCAGGTTCTGCGGCGGGGTAAAGAGCAGCTTGCCCGCCGGGCAGTAGGGGCTGGTGAGGATGGGCCGGCCCAGGAAGCGCCGCAATGGGCTGTCGGCCACCAGGGCCGAGCCGGTCACATGCTGGCCGAGCTCGTAGGCGTAGGCATCGGCGTCGCCCTCGTTCATGACAAAGGCCGCCTGCGGGCGATAGACATCCGGGCAGGCGTCGAAAATGGCCTTGAGCGCCGCGCGCCACCCCCCGGCACCGCTCGGGTCGATGTCGACCTTGACGGTGGTGCCGGATTCGGACGCGATCTGCACCCAGCCCTTGTTGAGGGTGGTAAAGCCTGCGCTGTTGTCGTCCGCCACCCCGTTGAAGGCCAGGTCTTCCAGCTCCGCCTCCATGCGATTGGCGAGCGCCGCCTCCACCTCCGCCACCAGATTCGGGTTGTCGGCGTTATCCCGCAGGGCCGACAGCGCCATCTGCGGAAAGAGCTGCACGGGCAGGGCAGTGAGCATGCAGCCCGACTGCGTGGCGCCCAGTCGCTGGGCATCGGTGGGCGTCTGCCCCTCGGGCACGCGCACGAGACTGCGCGCGGCAATCCCCAGCACCGAGACATCGGCGCTCATCTTGCGCATCCGGCGTGTGGTCACGTTCTTCATGAAGCCGGCCGAGGCAATGAGGGTGATGAGCCGCTCGGCCGCCTGGGGCCGCAGCTGCCCGCCGGGGTTGAGGTCGCCGGGATTGATCATCCCCTTGGCGATTTTGATCAGGTCATGCATGGCACATCTCCTTGTCGAAGGTCTCCGCCCAGGCCACGCCGGCGGCGGTGATGAACAGCTTGTCGCCGTGGCGACGGATGAGGCCAGCCTCGATGAGCAGCCGCACCTGGTGCTCCGGGCAGCCCAGCTCGAGAAACTGCAGGCGCTTCACGCCCTTCCAGCCCTCTTTCCAGTCCAGATACAGCGCGCGCACGATGGTGAGGCGCTCGCTGTCCGGGGCAAGCTGCGGCGTCATACGAAGCTCTCCGATGTCGCCTTGTCGGTGCCGGCATCGCCCTCGGGCGCGCCGGCAGGCCGCGCCTTGAGGGCCTCCACTTCGGCCTCGAGCCGCTCGATGTCCTTGGCGAGCCGCTCACGGTCCTCCTCCAGGGTCTTGATGCGGGCATCCTTGTCGTCCAAGGACTTTGCCAGTCGCTCGCGCTCGGCATCGGCCGCGGCCAGCGCCGCGCTCTCATCCAACACCTGGCGCACCATCGCCTTCACATCCTCCAGGGTCATACGGTCTCCTTTTTTCGGGTGCAGTAGTCTGGCCAGCAGGCCCCTCTTTTCCATCTGGGCTGTGCCAGCAAGCGAAATCCCTTCCACCTCGTCGGCCTCAATGGCGTCCCACAGCGCCGCGTCCTCGATCTGGATGCCCACCGCCCAGGCCCCTTCGCGCTCGGTGGGAAAGAGCGGGTCGCCTGAGCGGATGATCCAGCTCTCGGCCACAAAGGCCGGCACCGGCTCGAACTCATGCTCCCGGTCCACACACCGGGCGCGGCCCTCCTGCATCCACGTATCGGCCGCCTTGCGGATGGTCTCGGCGTCGGCCCAGTCGCCCTGGGCGTCCATCTCATCGGGCGCATAGACGATGCCGTAGAGGCGCTTGAGCCGCCCGTCGGCCTTGGTCAGGCGCACCGCGTGCGCACCCGCGGCGCACTTGAGGACCACCCCCCGGCCGTTGGCCGGGCGCTTGACGAGGGAAATGAAGTGTACAACGAGATTTTCCAGTTTCATGCCGCCGGGATCATGCGCCTGGGCAGCCCCGTCCAGCCCAGACCTCCAGGTCTGGACCCGTCCCGTGACCACGCGGCTGGAGGCGGCGTACGGACCGGCCATGGACATCGATCTCGTGAAAAGCCTCCCTGCCGTCGCCTCCGTCCTGGATCAGGATGCCGACTGCCGCCCCTGGCCCATCCTCCCGTCCCGCTTGGCCGCCCTGAGCCTGGCCGAGCCCACCCATGCCCGGGCCATCGAGCTCAAGGCCCACGGCGTGACCGGTGGGGGGCTGACCGGTACCGGCGCCGATAAGGCCATCGCTGCCTTGGGCGGCCAGCAGGCCCTCACCGACATCGCCCTGGACCTGGAGACCTACGGCAACGCCTTTCTGGAGCGGGTGCGCGCCGGCCAAAAGCTCGTGGGGCTCCAGCGGCTGCCTGCCTGGAGCATGAGCCGCCGGGTGGGTGGAGGCTTTCGCCAGCGCCTCTGGGACGGGCAGAAAGAGATCCGGCGCGACTTTGCCGAGGATCAGGTGCTCATGATCCGCATGCCCACCAGCCAGCCCGGCTGGTACGGTGTGCCCACCTGGGCGGCCGCCGCGGGGCTCATCGACATGCTCGAGGCCATTGCCGCCTACAACGCGCGCTTCTTCCAGCACCACGCCGTGCCCGATCACATCATCACGGTCTCTGGCGGCACCCTCTCCGACGCCCAGAAAGAGGCCCTGCGCCGCTTTTTTCAAACCGACTTCAAAGGGCTCGAAAACAGCCGGAAAACCCTCTTCGTCGCCCTCTCCGAGGGCCAGACCCTCGAGATCAAACCCGTGGCCCAGGACAACGACGGCCGCTTCATCGAGCTCTACAAGGCCGCCCGCGAGACCCTGCCTGCTGCCCACGGCGTGCCGCCCAGGCTCTTGGGGCTAGCCACCCCCGGAGCACTGGGGGGCCTCAGTGAGGCGGCCACCCAGATGCACATGTTCGAGGTCTTCACCCTGCGCCCCCGCCGTCGGCTGCTCCTGGATGCCCTGCGGGCCGACCTGGCGGCGCTGGGGGCGGCTGCAGTGGAGCTCGCCCCGGTGGACCTCACCCCGCCGGGGCAGGACATCGCGGCCCTGCCCCAGATGGTGGCTGCCGGCATCATGACGCCGGAGGAAGCGCGCGCCTGGATCGACCTGCCGGTCAAGGCCGAAAAGTCCCTCGACGCCCCCTTGGCGGCCGCGCTCCTGGCAGCCCTCGGAGGGGGCCATGCGGGGTAAACCCATCGACCATACCACCGCCAAGGCCATCGCCGATGCCCTCAAGCGCGGCGTGCCCGTGGGCGTCATCGCCGACCAGTACGGCATCTCCCGCCGTACCGTCTCCGGCATCGCCACCCGCTACCTCGGCCCGGCCCTGCACCGGGGCCGCCGCCCCCGGCTGGACGACGAGACCAAGCTGGAGGCCCGCTCCCGCTACCTCCGAGGCGAGCCGCCCTGGCTCATCGCCAAGGCCCTGGGCCGCTGCGTGGACAGCATCCACCGCTGGGCCCGCGACTACGGCTGGAAGGAAGAGCTGGCCCGCATCCGCCAGACCCCGGACGCCCTCCTGGAAGAGATCGCCCGGGCCACAGCCCTGCTGGCCCACGCCAAAGGCAAGGACGCCGACCGCCTGGCCAAGCGCATCCGCATGCTCCAAAAGGCCCATGCCGGACTGCTGCGCACCTGTCCGCGGCCCAAAGACATCCCGCGCGTCCACCACGCCCAGCATGCCGAGCTCCTCGCGCGCGCCATCGCCGACGACTACGGGCTCCTGCCTTACCAGCGCGCCTTCCTCATGGACGATGCCCGCTACCGCTGCGTGCTCAAGGCCCGCCAGATCGGCTTCACCTACATCATCGGCCTCTCGGTGGTCCTGGGCCTGGCTGCCGGCCGCGACCAGGTGATCGTCTCCGCCTCCGAAGACCAGGCCAAGCTCGTCATGGCCCATGTGCGCGGTCATGCCGAAAAACTGGGGCTGGAAATCGCCGACGACACCGACCGCGCCATCAGGATCAACGGCTCCACCGCCACCGCCTTGTCCACCAACTGGCGCACCGCCCAAGGCTACACCGGCGATGTGTGGTTCGACGAATTCGCCTGGGCCCCGCGGCCCGATGCCCTCTGGGGGGCGATCGTCCCGGCCATCACCCGGGTGGGCGGCCGCATCACCGTCTGCTCCACCCCGTGGGTACCCGGCAACCTCTTCTGGAAGATCGCCACCAACTACCAGGGAAAATGGGCGCACTTCACCCGCACGCGCATCACCATCCACGACGCCATTGCCCAGGGCATGCCCGTGCCCGGCGGCCTGGAGGAGCTGCGCCTCAACTTCGACGCCGCCACCTGGATGATGTTTTATGAGTGCCAGTGGGCCGAAGAGGAGGGTGCCTTGCTCTCCTGGGCGCTCCTTGATGCGCTGGCCGGCGACCTGCCTGCGCCGACGGGCAAGCGCCGCGGTGAGGCCCCGCGCTTTGGCCGCGTGCGCATCGGCATCGACCTTGGGCGCGTGGCCGACCGCACGGTGATCGTGGTGGTGGGTGAGGCCATGGACCCCGTGGCCGATGCCTTCACCGGCCACTTTCGCGTGCTCCACTGGGAGAGCCTGCACGGCGCCGACTTTGCGACTCAAAGGGCCGCCATCGAAGCGGCCATGGCCCGCTGGCTGCCCGAGCGCGTCGACATCGACCGCACCGGCTTGGGCTGGCAGCTGGCCGAAGAGCTGGCCAAAGCCCACCCTGGAGTGGTCGTGCCGAGAAGCTTCAGCGCGCCCATGAAAGAGCGCCTCGCCCTGGGCCTGTTGCGCCTCGCGGAACAAAAGCGCCTCTCCATCCCGCGCGATGCCACCTTCATGGCTTCACTTCACGCCGTGCGCCGCCTGCCCGCCGGGCAATCCATCAAATACGACGCCCCGCGCGATGCCTCAGGCCACGGCGACGCCTTCTGGGCACTGGCCCTGGCCCTGGATGGTGTCACGCCGGTGAGCCGCAATACCGAAATCGAACTCTGGGGGTAAGCCATGTCCCACCTCTCCCGCGTCATCGTCGCCCAACTGGCCGAATACCTGCGCGATCTGGCCACCGACCAGGGCCGCATCCCGTTTGCCACCGGGCAGCTGCGCAAGTCCCTCACCAGCCAGGTCCTCTCCGACACCGAAGCGGTGGTCGGCACCAACCTCTTTTATGCCCGCTTTGTGCACGACGGCACCGGCCTCTACGGGCCCATGCGCCGCAAGATCGGCCCCAAGACCAAAAAGGCCCTCTACTGGAAAGGTGCCGCCCACCCGGTGAAATCCGTCAAGGGCATGCCCGCGCGCCCCTTTCTCGCCCAGGCCGCCGAAGAGATGGCCCGCCGGCCCTTACCGCCCCTGATCCGCAAGACCGTGGGCGATGCCGTCGCCCGCGAGATCGAGGCGCAACTGCGCAAAACCGGACTGGAGGTCAAACGGTCATGAACCGGCACCTGATCGCAAGCCTCGGCGCCTCGGCCATTGCCGTGGCCATGATCGCCGGATTTGAAGGCTACCGCAACCGCGCCTACGAAGACGGAGCGGGCATACAGACCGTTGGCTTCGGCTCCACCCGCATCGACGGCCGCCCCGTGCAAAAGGGCGACACCCTAAGCCCAGAGCGCGCCGTGGTGCAGCTGGCCCAAGACGCCGACAAGATCGCCCGGGAACTCGCCCGCTGCTTAGGTCCCGTTCCCCTTGCCCGCCACGAGTGGGACGCCTACGTCTCCTGGGCCTACAACGTGGGGGCTAAGGCTGCCTGCCGCTCCACGCTCGTCAAAAAGCTCCGCCAGACCCCGCCCGACTACGAGGGCGCCTGCCGCGAGCTCCTCAAATGGACTCGTGCCGGTGGCCGCGAGCTGCCGGGGCTCAAAAAGCGCCGTGAGGCCGAATACCGTATGTGCATGGGAGGCAGCGATGGATGAAGCCGACCGCGCCCAAGCGGCCGTAGAGTTTTTGCTCCACCTGGCCTTGCGCCAGCGCAACACCGACTCCCCCAAGGCCACCGGCGTGTGCCTGTGGTGCGGCGAGGAGCTGCCCGACGGCCGGCGCTGGTGCTCCCCTGAGTGTCGTGATGCCTGGGAGGTGGACCCATGATCCTCACCATTGCCCGCTACCTCATCCCCGCCCTCATGGGCGCTGCGGCCGCGTGGACCATCCAGGGCTGGCGGCTGGACGCCGCCGCAAGCCGCCACGCCGCAGAGCTCGCCGAGCTGCGCGCCGCGGCCGAAGCCGAGCGCGCCGCAGCAGAAGCCGAAGCCCGCACGCGCCTGGAGGCGGCCCAGAAAAAGGCCGCTGCGGCCGTGCAGCGTCAAAGCCGCTTGGAAGTTCGTTTGAAGGAGGAACAAGCCCGTGCCAAAGCCGCACTCCATGCCATCCCTGACCGTCCTTGCCTTGGCAGCGAGCATCTCGGCCTGCTCGCACAATCCCCCGGCCTTACCATCAGCCCCGTGCCCCAAGCCCCCGGAGGCACTGCTCGCGCCGCTGCCGGACCTTCCCCCCATCCCGGTCCAGAGGCTGAAGACCTCACCAGCACCGAGCGCGCCATCAGCGGGTGGATGATGGACGCCGCCGCCCTCTATGAGACCTGCCGCAGCCGCATCCATGCCATCCGGCAGTGGGCGGAGCAGGCGAACTGACGCCTCACCACTGGCTGGACGGCCGCCACCACCAGTGCGAGTCCGGAATCTCCGGCACCCGGCCCGCGTCGTCGGTAATCCAGCCGGAGAGCTCGTCGCGGGTTTGACGCGCGTGCGCGTAACGGAACATGTGATCGAACGCTTTGGGGTGTGCGCGCCACTGCCGATCGGCGGCAAGCATCATCTCCAGCGCCTTAGCGGGCAACTTCTGGCCGTCGTCGAACAGCATCTGCAGCGCCGAGCGGGCGCGCAACACCTCCTCATCCACCACCGCAAAGCCGCCCTCGTCCCACCAGTCGATGGCCTCCTCATCGACCTCCGTTGCCCAAGAAAGCCGCTCCACCATGAAAGCCACCGCCTCGTCGAAATCCAGCACCGTTCTCATCGCCACCACCTCATGATCCCGCGCGCCTTGGGCTGCGGAATCGGCTGCACGTCATAGACGCGTTCGTTCTCGATCCCGCGCCGGATGTGCAGCGTCACGATGCGGGCACGATCCAGATTGACCACCGCCACCCGAACCCGGTCGCCCTTGTAAGGCGTAAAGAATAGCGCCAAAAGCTGCCCCTGGGCCATGGCCAGCGCCACCTCGCGCCCGCCGCGCCGGATCAGATCGAGCGCCGCCTGGTTGTAATCGGTGATCCCCGAATGGGCATGCTTCATGTGCCGCTTGAGATTCCCTGCATCCCATTTAGCCTGCATCGCCAGCTCGATGAGCTTCTCGACATCCTCGCGCCTGGCCGGCTCGCGCTGCAAGGTCGCCAGCCGTGCCCGCTCGAGCGGGTCTTGCACATCCTGCGGATCCTCCCCCAGCCAGGCCACGGTGATCGTCCGGCACCGATAGTGGTAGGGCGGCAGGCCCACATTCTCCGGCAAGGCCCCATGGATGGCCACCTGGGCGTCCCCCAGAGGCCAGACCTCCCGCGCCATATCCAGCCGACCCCGCGCCGCTGCCTCCAAATACCGATCCCGCTGCGCCACCACCGTCTCCAGCCGGATGAGCCGGCCATGCAAGGAGCGGCACAACGGGGTGGTGCGCTCATCCAGCCGGGCCTGCACCTGCACATAGCGCACCCCTGCCTGTTGGTAGCCGGAAATCCGCCCCATCTCGCGGGTTTTGGTCGCCATCGTATCGGCCGCCAGCTCCCAGTAGCGCATCCCGGCCTCATGCACCCCGACCATGGCCTCGCGCAAGGCCGCCGCCAGCTGCTCATAGGTCTGGCCCTGGGCAAAATACTCGGCCACGGCCTCGGAGAGCTGGGCCCGGGTGAACCGGTCCCAATGGCTGGACACCCAAAACAGGTCCCCCCGCCGCGCCAAGGCCAGCGCCTCCTGATCCACCAGATCAAAGCGGTAGTCCACCCCGGCGCTCCCGGCCCCCTCACGGCCGCCCACCCGCCAGATGGCCTCCCCCAGCACCGTCACCGGCCCATCCAAGAGCCGCGCCATCGCCTGTGGGCCCACCTCCGCCTCGAACGCGGCCAGAATCTCGGCTTCCGCCTCCCGAGAAAACCGCGCCGGCCCGATCTCCTCGAGCCGGCGCATGCACCTTCCCACCGCCTCCTGGTGCCCCACGCTCCAGGCACGCGTATATGCCGCCGTGAGCTTCTCCACCAGCGCCTCATACGCCCGCTGGTCTTTGAGGAGGATCTGGATCAACCGCTCCTGGATCTCCCCATACATCTCCGTCCCACTCTTCATGAGTCCTCCACCGCACACCGCAGTTGGCGCAGCGCCGCCAGCGCCGCACCATCCCCGGCACCACATAGTCCAGTCGCCGTGTGGCATACACCAACACCCTGGGTGACCCACATGCCGGGCAGCGCATCACAGCCTCCGCAGCATGGCCCGCACCCGAGCCACCATCTCCAGCGCCCGCTCCCGCGCCGCCTCGCACTCGCTCCATGCCCACAGAGATGCCTCCGTATGACACACCGGACACCGCATCCTCATAGAACCTCCTCCTGACGCTTGCGCTTCTGCCAATAGGTGAGCGCCGCCACGATCTTGCGCAGGGTGGGCTCCGGCACCCACTCCAGCCGATCTACCGGGATGCCCAGCATCTGCCGGGCAATCCCCAAGGCATACTGCGGGAAGGGATACCCCGCGGACAGACACTGGGCCGCGATCTTGCGCAGCAGCGGGCTGCGGCTGCGCGGAGCCGTCTGCCACACCCCGGTGCCCATGCGCTGGTAGTGCTGGATGAGGCGCTGCAGCTCCTCAGCACTCATCTGCGCACACGACGCCTTGCCCACCACCGCCTGCTGCACCCACCGGCGCTCCTCCTCATCCAGGCCCAGCTGCGCCGCGGCCATGTGCGCCATGGCCAACAGCCGCCGCCGATCTACTGGCCCCGCCATGTCACCGCCTCGCTCACCTGGACCCCCAGGCAGGCCGCCACCGCCGCCTGCAAGGGCTCGTCCCCGTCACAGCTCATGGCGATGAGCTTTTGGAGCGGCTTGTAGCGCACATCCACCTGCACCAGGTCCTGGAACCGGAACCCCAGCACCTCCCGCAGCCGCTCCGCATCCTGCACCGTCACCGTCTGCCGACTGGTGAGGCTCACCCGGCACACCCCAGGGATCACCAGCGAGCACCCCGGGCCATGGGCCGCCAGCAGGGCGGCGTTGACCTCCTCCAGGCGCGCCTTGGCCTCTTCCAGTTGGCGCTTGGCCTTCCATCCGTCCAAGATCTGGCGCACCTCCCGGGCCGTGAGCGCCACCTCCTGACCATCCACGATCTTCACCCCAGCAGGCACACCCACGTCCCGAGGGGCCGCTTTTGTCCGCGCCATACGCTCCTCCTATGCTCCTTGCAGATCCTGCCATGCCGCCGCCACGTGGCGGCCCTCCACCTGCGCCTCACCAGCCATCATGGCCGCCAGGCGCGCCACTTTGACTACATTGCGCAGGGCCCCAGCCTTGCGCGCCACCCGCTCCAGCATATCCAGGGCACCACCGGTGATGCCAAAGGCATCGGCCAGGGCCCGCACATCCCGCTCCATAGGCTCCACCAGCCGCACCCGCTTGCCGATGCGGCTATAGAGCCGGTCCAGGTACGGCGCCCGGTTGCCCCCGGTCAGCCGAGCAAACACCATCTCGTTGCCCATCAGCGCCATGCCCACGCCCGTGGCATCGTGCACGGTCCTGAGGGCGTCCAGGGCCTGGGCCGACAGATGCTGCGCCTCATCGACGATGATCAGGCCCCCAGAGCCTGCCACCCGCTGGATGATCAGCCGCAGGGTTTTGGCCGCACCCGTGGGCAGATCGCGCACCCCCAAGGCCATGGCCACTTCTTCCAAGGCCATGGCCACCCCGGAGCACGCCGGGTGCATGGTGGCCAGCCACACCGACGGGTAGCGGCGGGCATACTCCCGAGCCGCCGTGGTCTTGCCCAGACCCGCCCCGCCGTAGATGACCGCCATATCCCCGGCCATCTGGGCGTATCCCAAGGCCGCCATGATCCGCTCCGCCGTGGGTGTGGCCACAAAGGCCGGGGCCACCGGCATCTTGCCCACCACACCTTCCCGCTCGGCCACTGCCCGCACCCACGCGGCCAGCTTCTCCAGCTGCCGGCTGGGGTCCGCCGGGTAGGTGCCGGACAGGATCTGCGTCAGTGTCGCCGCACTCATGCCCGCCTCCCGAGCCACCTGGGCCTGGGTCATCCCCAGCCGACCCATGGCCGTGCGCACCGCACCAAGGACGTCGTCCATATCTCCTCCTTATCCCACGTTTTGTCGCCGGGCCTCGGCCCAGGCCGGCAACATGTCGAGCACCCGGCGCTCCAGCTCCAGGACCTCCGGTGGGGTCTGTGGGGCGCGCCGACGCCGAGACCCCATGACCTGTACCGCCGCCGGTACCGCCTCGGCCGCCTGGGGCGGCGGTGGCAGCATGGCCGCCACCTCCAGGGCCTGCAGCCGCCGCTGGGCCTTGAGCTGCGCTGCCGCGGCCCGCAAGGCCTGCCGGCGCAACCGCGCCACCTCTCGGGCAGCCGCCGCGTCATCAAACCCAGCCACCAGGCGCTGAGCCTCACCCACATACGACCCATCCATCCGGTAGATATGCACCGGCGCATCCAGCCGCTCCGGGTCAAAGCGCACAACCACCCGGTGCCCAGCCAGCGCCGGCAACATCTCCGACCAATAAAAATTTCCGAGGATATGCACATGCCCGTCCTGGCGCACCTTTACCCCTTCGGCCGCCAGCAGCCACAGCCGCCGCTGCTCCTCCGTGGGCCGCCGCACCACAGCCTGGGCATAACTCTCGGCAAAGGTGGCATCGAAACTCCGGCCCCGCGCCGTCTCGGTCCGCCGGCCCTCACGGCTGTTATGCTCCCGGATGCCCGCATCCACGAGCCGCAGGCACTCCTCCCAGGAGAGCGCCCGCTCGCCGTAGTTGGCCGGCTTGGCGGTCGGGCTGCTGCCCGTATAGCAGCCAGCGGCCGCCGGGTGCCTAGCAATGGACTCACAGAGATCCCGAAAGGCGCGCTCAATGGGCTTGGACTGGCCGTGATAGGGGGTGGTGAAGTGGACCTCCACGCCCATGAGGCGGAAGATCCCTTCCGGGTCCTCCTCCCGCACCCGGAACCGGAATCTCCGAGGCGCACCCCCCGTCATCCACTTGTTGGCGAACTCCCGGCCGTTATCCAGATACACATGCTTTGGTACCCCATACGCCTCCACCAGGTCGCCAAAAGAGAGGCGCACCAGATGCCCGCTGAGGGTCTCCCCCACCCGCCAGGCGAGGATCTTCCCGGAGTAGATGTCCTGCCAGGCCACCAGGACCGGCCGGCCCACCTCCCCGGAGGGCAGCACCACGCGCACATCCAGGGTGTGGCCATCCGCACACACCGCCTCCATGGCCTGCAGATGGCCGCGGGTCCTACTCACCCGGGGCAGTCGGCGCTCCAGGGCCTCGCGGCCCTCGCGCGCATAGACCACCATGGTCCAGGGGAGCTTCTGGACCATGCGCCGCACCGTGGCATAGGAGGGGATGGTCCAACCGCGCTCCCCGGCCATGCGCAGGACGCGCCGATATACCGCCAGCAAGCTGGGCTGCTCCGGCCGCAGCCAATCGGCCTTGAGGGCCTCCCAGGCCTCCGGGCTCATCTCGGCCACGGCCTCGCGGCCGGCATACCTGGGAGCAAGCACCGGGGCATACACATCCGGCGTCACGTACGCCGCACCCACGTGCCGCTCATCACCCCACCAGATGCGGCGCAGCGTGCCTACCGGCACACCGGTCTCCTGGCTGACCGCCGCGATAGCGGCGCGCGCGGTCTCCCCTAAGTCCACGCGCTGCCGAATGGCGCGGGCCCACTCGGCCCGGCGCCGGCCCTCCGCCTGAATGGATTCAGGCCGACGGCTGAACCACTCCCACTGCTCCCGGGCAAACGCCGAGAGCACCCCCGGCGCCTCCTCCGCGGCCGCAGGAGTGGGAGCGGCCGGACTCGAACCGGCCCCAAGGGTGAGCTGCCCTTTGCCATCGCTCGGGCCGTCGCCCGCCTTGTTGGTACCGTCACGGCGCCCCGAGCTCTGAGCCCGTGACAAGGTGCATCCCGCACCGCTCCCGTCCGTGACAGTCTCGCCCAGGCGGGCATACACGGCCCGCTGCGCCTCCAGAGGCAGGCTGGAGACCGCAATTTCGATGCCTTTGCCTCGCACTCTAGTGCGAGTTGTGACTAAATTTTTTTGGGCCCACTTGCGCACGCCACGATCAGTCCGCGGCACGCCTGGAAGCCGCAGGTCGGCAACCTGCTGTGGTGTGAGCCACGCATCCATCAGGTCACCATCCGGTCCGCAATGGTCCGACGTAGGTCCGCCATGATCTGGCGCCCGATGCCGCCCAGGGGTTCCACGCCCTTGGTGCCCCAATCATAGATGACGCGGCGCACCGTCACCGGCAGGTACCCGTGAGCCCGCGCCCACTGGGATACCGAGAACCACCCGGCCAAAAGGAGCTTGGCCCGGACCGTATTCATGTCGCCAATGGGGAGCTGTACTTTTCTTTCCATCGCTGCTACCTCCCTAATTGATGGGCACAGTATAGCGGAATAAACGGCGATGTCAACACCATAGTGCGAGATGTTTCCGATTCAGTTCCGATTCAGTTCCGATTCTGTTCCGATTCTGTTCCGATTCTGTTCCGATTCTGTTCCGATTCTGTTCCGATTCCATGAGGGCAGGCCTGGGGCAATTGAGTTGTTATGAATGAAGCTCGCGAGTTAGCTAAAAGGATCCGCGACTGTATCGGCGACGAGCCCGTGGCGGCGTTTGCGCGGCGCTGTGGCTTTGGCGAAAGCCTGTTGCGCAAGTACATCAATCTTACCTCTCCAGCCGCTCCTTCGGCAAAAAACCTCGCCCGCATCGCCGAGGCCGCTGGGGTGAGCCTGGACTGGCTGGCCACGGGCCGCGGCCCCAAGCGCCGCACGGAGCAACCCACGGATATGCCTGACCTTTCCAGGAGCCCGTATGCGCGACGGTGGGAGAAGATTATTGCCCTGATTGAGGGCATTGAAGACGATGCGGCCAGAGCCGCCGCCCTGGAGGAGCTTTTTGCGCGCGCTCAGTCTGCGGCAGACATGGCCGAGCTGCGACAGGCGGTAAGAGATCTCACCGCCGCCCTCCACAGGGCTTCAAACGGCCTTTGAATGCGACTGCCGCCGCCCGCAAAAATCCCACACCAAGTGCAAAAAAATCACCGACTCCCCCACCCCCCACACTGGAGTCCCAAACTCCCACCCCCCAAAACCCCGCGCCACCCCAGCACTCCCCACCTCCCCCCTAGTCTCAAATCATCTGATCCCGCACATCCGGCCGCGCAGGACCTAATCCCGCCCCCGGAGGCATGTCAGAAAAATGGCGACCAGGACACTCTCCCTCGACATCGACTACGCCCGCTTCACCC